TACCTGAAGGTGAAGATCGGCGAGAAGCACATGCGCGCCCTGGGCTACACCGAATGGGATTGCGTGGTCGGTATCCGTTATGACGAACCGAAGCGCTACCACCGCATGATGGCGGCGAACGACCGTGGCGGAACCCGCTGGTACAACCTATGCCCCTCCTACACTGCCGGCATCACCAAGGAAGACGTCGCCGAGTTCTGGAAGACGCAACCGTTCGACCTGGGCATGGACTCAGACTTTGGAAATTGCGATCTGTGCTGGAAGAAGAACGAAGGCAAGCTAATCAAGACCATCCAGGAAGACCCGTCTCGGGTCATATGGTGGTCGGGCACCGAGGAACGGTTCGGCCAGGTGTTCCGCCAGGACCGCCCCAATTACCGGTCGCTGGCCTGGTCAGCTGATCAACGAGCCAAACAGACGGGCTTTGATTTCGACTACCTGGCCGAAGATATCGACTGCTTCTGTGGTGACTGAGGAGTTCGCCACAGCCCGCCGGAAAGTCGACGGATAGCCAGGACAACGGGCCGGGCGAACGCTGAAACCATAGCCGCGCGCAACGCCGGCAACCATCAGATCTTTCTGAAACACCCACTCAACTTTCACAAGCCCGCCAGGCGGGCGAGGTATTCACATGAACACCGCATTTTTGCTTATGGCCCAATACAACGGCATGGCCATCATTCCCCTGGAACGAGTGTGCGCCGATTACTTCAGCCACCTGACGCCTGAGAAGATGAAAAACAAGGTCGCTTCAGGCGAAATCGATCTGCCCCTGGTCCGCATTGAAGGTAGCCAGAAGTCAGCCCGAGGCGTTCACCTGAACGACCTCGCCAGTTACCTGGACGCCCAGCACCTGAAAGCGAAGACTGAGCATGAAAAACTGATGGGCAGACGCCTACGAAGCGTTTGCTGATCTCTTCTGGGCCTCGATCGTGGGGCCCGATATTATCCTCTCCAACCATGGCCAGTCCTTATATGGATCGCCATTCCCCCTCAGGTGCGTATAGCGCCGCATCGAGTTCCAATCCCGGTGACCGGAAACAGAGGCCACTTTCGGGATATCCCACCCCATTTCAAACAGTCGACTGATGCCGTCATGGCGAAGGTCGTGAAAATGCAGGTCCTCAATTTCCAGGAACAGACAGGCCCTGGTGAACGAGGCAGACACCGACTTTGCGACGTAAGGAAAAACCTCATCGGCCACCCGCGGCATCGACATCATGATTCGCCAGGCCTCATCAGGCAGGTGACACCAAACGTCGTTGCCGTACTTCTGGCCGGGGTTCTTCATGTCCGTGATCAGAACCATCTGCTTGGCTTCATCCATGCTATCCCAGCGAATACGGGTAATTTCCTCCTGCCTGCGAGTGGAAAAAAGCGCGAAGCCGATCATGCGCACCATATCGATTTCCTGCTTCCTCCTGTCGCGCATCTGCTCGTAATACTTCAGCAGAGTATCCAGCTCTTCCATGGTCGGTCGGCGGTCGCGTTCGTTGCTCCGAGACACCGCCCCCATCTTGCGCAGCACCTTCCGTGCATCTGGCATAGCCATCGGATCAATGTCATAGCCCCAGGCAGGCCTGGCCACGGACAGAACGGCCCCTAAGTGGGCGAGATCGTTACCAACAGTCTGCGGCTGGACACCAGCTTTCAGCATTCGCTCATTGGCGTACTCGACCAGTTTCTGGCTGGTTAGATCCTTATCTTCTACCAGTCCCAGCCAGCTATCGCCGATTGCCTTCAGCGTTGCGCGCTTGGTCTTGCCCAGCGGCCGGAGCTTTTCGTACTCATCGAGGTAGCGAGCGATCATTTCCTTGAGCGTCACTCCCTTCCTGGAAGCCCTCGCGATTGCCCCAGGCTCCGCCATTTCCGTTTCAACGCGCTTGATCCAGGCCTGGGCCGTGGTCTTGCGGTCGAATGTTTGGCTTTCCTGATAAACTGTCACGCCCTTCTGCATGATCCGGACCTGGGCGTTGTACGCAACAGACCCGTCCTTCCGCTTGCGAACGGTGATAGATCCCATTTTTTGCTGAATCCTCTTCGAGCCTTGCTGAATTTCAGCAAAGGATTCTGGAGAATAAGCAAAAAAGGTGGAAAACGATAGAAAATGAGATTTATGTAAATGCAGACGAACACAGCAGAAATCCTAGCTAAGCCCCTGAATCCGGTACTTAGGAGGTTTTCTGTGGCGCCGATGATGGACCGGAACCACTGAACAAAAAAACCCTTATAAATCAGTGGCTTGATGACGCTTTAATTCTTGCTTTAGCAAAATTTAAGCAGAGAGGCGGGAAAACCGTTCGAAACGGTTAATTTTCATACAAGGTCTGTCCAATCCATTGCAGGCCAGATCGGCACCCCAGGCGGTGCCGCGCTGGCCATGTCGATCGATCAATGGCAAGCCGATACGCTAGCCAGCAACTGCCGTTCGTACCCGATCCGCTGCCGGCGTTCGGCCAGCAGCGCCCGCACCTTCAGCTCCAAACCGTCGGACTTCTTCAGGTCGGAGGCCGCCCAGGGTGGCACCGCCACCTCTTGCGTGCGGCATGGCACCTGCACAGGCACCTCCACCCGCACAGTGCGCACCTCCGGCTCTCGGCCAGCGCACCCCGCCAGCAGCAGGCCGAGCAGCAGCACCTGCCCTTTTTTCCAGGTCCTGCACTTTTCTACCAGACCAGCAGGCCCACCCTGGTGGCCGGGCCCAAGGCTAGAGGATATGCAGCTTTCAGCGGTTTTTGCGCCTGCTTGGTGGCCGGGCAGGTCCGCCCAGAGAATGGTCATAGGCCCAGCTCCTTGTCGATGATCGAGGTTGCAGCTACACACTGGTCGCCACCGGTTCGCTCCTGCAGCAGCCTGTTCGCTTCAGCGTTGTCGACCCGTGACAGTTCCCGGGCGTCGGCCTGGGCCTGGGCGGCGCGCTGCTCACGCTCCCGACCGGCCAGCACCAGGTCGCCGAGCTTCCTGCCCTGCTCGCCCGCCAGCTCTTCCAGGTGGTCGCGACCAGCCTTGGTTGTAGCCAGATCGTCCTGGGCAGCGTCGAGCAATGGTCGGTAGTGGCCCGCGGCGAGCCAGGCCCCCAGGCCGGTACCGGCGGCGATCAGCAGGGCAGCCAGCATCAGGGTGCCGAGCAACTTCTGCGCCGGAGTCATTACGGCACGTCCTTGAAGAATACGTGCTGCCCGATACGCACCGTTTGCTTGGCCTTCGCAGCCCAGGCTGGGGCCTTGGGCATGGTGGTCGCGTAGTAGTGCGTGGCGCCGCCGGTGGGATCGGGCACGGTACCGGCGATCACCTGATCAGTCGCACGCTGGGCCTGGGCGAACTGGCCGGACGGGATCGGCTTGGCGCCGCTTAGGAACGGGTAGTTCGGGTCGTTCTTGTTCCAGCAGCTGAACTGGTACGGCGCCTGGCACACTCCGGCATAGCCTTCTCCCCACCAGGACTTGGTCCGGCCATCGTTTACGCGGTTGCGGATGGTCCAGGCCACGGCAATCTGGCCGGCCAGCCCTTCCCCGCGGGCCTCGCCCCACAGCGTGCGCGCGAGGATGTCGCGGTCTTTCTCGTTTACCGTCATCACTTTTCTCCAGGCGAAAAAAAGCCCGCTCGAGGCGGGCCGATAGCTACTGATTAAATCCTTATGAGGTTTCGACACTCTTAGTTGAGCGCTTATAAGCGTTTACAAGATAATTTTTAGCAGGAGACTCAAAAAAATGAAAACTAATGGAGGACGCAATTAAAGTTAACACAAAGGAACATAAAAAATACGCCAAAATTCCATAATCTTGAACCATAGGGTAAAGCGCGATACCAATTAGAAAATGATAAAGATAAAACCCATAACTAATCCTTCCGAGATACTTAAGGCATTTAAAGTCAGTAACCAACGAAAGCGCTCTAGATCCATTAACAGCAGAATAAATAAAACAAATACCTATCAGCGCAATACCTGTATTTGCAGCATAAAGCACGCTAAACCTAGAACCCATAAAACAGCTTGCAATAATCAAAAAGCCAACAACCCCGGCGAAATATGAAAACAACATAGATGATCTGTCGCTAACAGCAAGCAATCTCGATGCAAACAAACCAGCCAAAAAAAGATCAATTGAGCTTACAACTGAATACCTTATCAACTGAATATTTTCATCAGAAAAATATCCAAGCAGCAACCTCACAAAAATCCACAACAGCAATACAATGAACGCAATATACTTTGATCTAACCCTCCATGCTATTGCGGCGATAATAGGAAAAATAAAGTAGAATTGCTGTTCAACGCCTAGTGACCACAAGTGAGCCGGAAACAACGGAGATCTATGTATGATAGATGCAACATCTGAAAGGAATAAAATATTCCAAATCGGAGATACCTCATACATATCAAAGAAAAAGAACACTGATAGAAAGACCACCAGAAAATATGCAGGCCATATTCTTGCAATCCTTCGCCAGATGAAGCTGAAGTAATTGCCACCACCTGGCCTTCTCCAGCTCAAGCCATTAACAAAACCGCTTAACACAAAGAATAAACTGACGCCAGCATGCCCGATATTGTAAGAGAAGCCTGTTGGTATCCAGTGACTTATCGCGACAATAATTACAGCGTAAGCGCGAAGGGAGTCGAGCGCTGAGATATAAGAATCAGAGGTGGCGTGATGCACTGTAGAACCCATGTAACCCATGCCTTTTCGATTGAGCGACAAGGGTAATGCTTTACGTCCACCTTTGATAGCACATCGCGAAGGTCACTGTGTCAGCCACACAGGTCCTTTTGGGCGGCGATCGACATCTGGAAACTCAGGCATATCTGGCCAGTTTCTCAGGTTTTTGCGGTATCGCTGAAGTTCCTGGTACTGCGAATCAGTAAGCGTTGTTTTCTCGCCACCCTCTACCTCATCCCGGTGTCGCGCCACAAAGCTATCCGTCTCCAGCAGTGCGTCTCCCCTCCAGATTTTCTCTGAGGCGACCAGTTCTTCTCGAGTTGGCTCTGGCCGAACCCGAAGCGCTGGCTTTCCAGATTCTTTGTCGAAGTAAATTTCCAGGCCCGAGCACTGACCCGACATTAGGCCATCATATTCATCCTTGCTAAGAGAGACTGCATCGTCAGGAATTTTCCCAGCATGAATTTCATTGTCATAAAAACCGCCAGTACTTTCTGAATAAAACATGATTCACCCAATTAGTTGCAAACAATAAAAATCCTAGCGCCGGCAGCGCCACCGTTTGTTGCAGACCAAGAGATCCTGATCGTGCTGTTGGTGTTCTCTATGACATTAACGGAAAATGTATCAGATTGAGAAACCGAGCAGTTAGATCCAAAAGCACATAGAACACCATTTGGAGCTGCGATCGGCAGTGTTATTGTCTGAAATACATTTGGCGTTACCCCTGTCGAGCTAACCCGAACCCATTGCAAAATCTTTCCATTTGCGGATAGCTCGTACCCACTTGTTCCAAGCTGCGCAATACCAGCGCCATTTGTCACCAAAATGGTTGAGCTGGAAATATAAATGAAATCTTGAGCAACGCCAGGGCGCACAGTTATAGATGTCGGGTTTCCGCTGGCATTTGGAGCGCCAAATGACATTCCTGCTGGAGCATTTACAGTGATAGCCCCAGAGCTAGCGCCGCATTGGATGTAGAATCTTGCTCCGGCATAAAGGCTTGAGAAGGCAGGCAGATTTATTACCCCTCCAGAGGCAATATTTGCGACTACCACATGCCCAACATCTGCAGCAGTTAGGCTGACGCCAGCGCTTAAAACCCTAACGCCTGCCATGCTTCCAAGTGAGCTCCTAACAAACTCAGTAGTCGCAAGTTTTGTTGTGTTATCAAACTGCGGAGCAGTCACGCCGGCCTTATTGAGCCCCTGCTTAAAGCTATTAAGCAAGGTTGTGATTGTCCCATCGTCGATTGCGTCCGTTCCATTATTATCGACAATAAACTGGCCGATCATTGCCGCCATGATTGAGGCCTGACGCCATACTTTATTTAGCTGGATTGATGCGGCCGTACCAGCGGAGAATCCATTTGACCTTGCTGTAAGTTCTGCATAGTCCGCCTGGGACAAGACATTAGCACCCACGGCAGAGCCGAACGGCAAAAAGTCATTCGTTGGCATAGATACTCCGATTTTTTAGTAGATTTTTCCCCAGCTTCCTTGGTCGAAGCCGGAGATGTATTGGTTGGTTGAGTCAAACCCGAAGAGAGGACCCTCTTCTGTTGAAACGATGTAGTAATCAACGCCAACGCTTTGAGGCTTGATGGGGATGTACCCGCCAGTAAGTAGCGCTAGCTCGAGAGCAGATGGAGAGGTTCCGGCAACGCAGACGGTCATGGTCATATCTTGGTTGTCTTGGATGAAAGCAAGGGTTCCATCAGCAAACACCAGGTCCAAGATTTCCTTAGACTGCACCATTGTTCCGTCCCAGCGATTTGCACCGATCCTTGCCCTGAGCAGCAGTCGATACGTGTCGTCGTCCAGTCTAGTTACACCGCTATCAGGATCGAATGGACCTTGCCATACACCCTGGTCAAACCCTAGCCCGTCGACGTCAAGAGAGAAGTACACGCCTGTGAGCGGAGTTCTAACATTCCTAGATATGCCGACCCATAGGCCGATATCATCGAGCTGCACACCCACCGCATCATCTAAATCGAATATCGATGGAAGGCTACTGGCAACAATATTTGCGTCTAAAAAACACTGCGATATAGCCTCAACCATCGCCATGTACTTCGGTTTGTCGGAGTGCTCGCTGGTGATTTTCCCGGTGTAATCCTTGATGTTTGCCATATCAGGTCACCGTAAGGACAACGGAAGCCGGTGTACATGAGGCGGCCTGGTTAAATGCAAGCGGTACATCTGGAGCGCCTGGCCCGCCAGGACCAGATATGGTCAAGGCCGTAAGCTTGAACGTTGCGCTGCCAGGGATACTATTTGCGGCAGTCAGGGCATCAGCCCATTCCACGGTTCCGCTTGGACCACCGCCTATTGCCACCTGATTTACATAATCTGACACGGCCTGTTGAAGCGCCGCGCCAATTGCCGTGGTGTAACCGGATAGTGCCTTTAATGAGGCTGCAGCCGTAATTGGTTGGTTGGTTGGCCGGAAGAACTTTATGGTGACAGGCATGCCGTAAACGTTGGTGGTGGAAATTGAGGTAGTACCAAAGGTTCCGCCGCCAGGGCCTTTTTTTGCCGCTATTGCTGATGCGATCTCATTCGCGTCACCACCCTCGACAACCATGGCCAGGCTATTTCCTGGTATTCCATTTGAGTCTGTTACTTTCGTGTCGTTATCGACTGCCGAGTACCTAGTAACGCCTGTAACGTTAGCGACAGCACCAATCGTTCCCTCAAGAACAGTTCTTGAGGGAAGGGCAGTCGATGTCTTCTGCTTTGCGCGAAGCTTTGGGTCGGTTTCTACCGGCGCTCCAGGTGCTGCATCCGAAAGATTCGTGACGCTTTGCCAGCCCCTGGTAACTGTTGAGATTTTGTTGATTTGCCCAGCGGTTGCGGTGATCGCGCCTACTGTCACGCAAGTCGCAGTCTCGACGACCTCACCCGACGGAGGAATAACCACTGAAGCAGGGAGCGCCCACTTGTTTCCGTTTACATCCTCGGCAAAACCATTCGTGATGGTGGTGCCGGCCTGTCCGATGATCGTCAGGTCGGACTGAGAGTTGGTCGCCACGGCGCGGGCGATACCGTTGATCTTAACATTGCTGGAGAGCGCAGCGTTCTGTGCAGTCGCCGGCGAAAACGAGAGATAGGCGGCAATCGTGGCGGCGTTGGCGTCACCGATGGCCAATGCCTGTACCGCCAGAAATTGGCCGTCCTGCGAATCAGCCTCAAGGTAAACGTCATCTCCGTAGATCGATCGATACTTCGCCTTCAGGTAATCGAGGATCTCGGCATAAGTCGGAGCCGTGATCCCGGTTGCGGTAATAGTCGGTGCGGTTGGAGAGGCCATTTAGGAAGTCCCGTTGATAATCGTCTGGCCGTAGACCGTGGTGACTTCGGCTGTTGGTGTGAACTTGCGCGTATCCGGATCGAAGCCGCTGTTATAGCTATCGAGCTGGACGACCCCTTGTGTGCCAAGGATTCGCTTCTGAACGGCGGAATCACGAGTGGCGATGGTCCGCTCGCCCAGAACTTCCGTCTTCCACGGCATCCCTTCTGTTTTGTCCAGAAACCATTCGCCCTGATCGAGCTTCAGCCTGGTGCCGATGGCCTGGGCTACCGCTTCCGGGGAGTCACGTAGGAAGTCGGCCTGCTGGTGTCCAAAGGTGTAATCGCCATTGGCATCGAGCTTTCTGTATCTCATGGCACCGGCACTCCGCTCGTTCCGCCGCCAGCGGTAACCCCGCTGGTTCTATGGGTCATCAGGCTGATGGTTCCGGCCTTCACGTCACCAGTCGTATCGACTCGGCCGTTTACCTTCACATCGCCATTGATTGTCACCAGTGGCGCGCTCATGGTGATGTTGCCCTGGGCGCTAACTGTCGCGGCGCCGCTGGTTGTTGCGTTGATAGCGTGCGTACTCGAGTCGACCTCGACGAATGCTGCGCCGTCATCCGTGCGCAGCTGTGCCGCGGTGCTGCTGATATTTCCGATCACCCGTGGCTGCGAGCGGAAGCCCAGCAGAGCGAACCCATCTGACATGTCGTGCATGCGCAGATCCGCTTGTGCTTGGACTCCGCCTGACTGCCACCACGAATCTATGCAACGGGACGAGAACACCACCAGGCATTCGTCACCTTTTTTTACGGGGAAGGTCAGCGTGCAACCGCCACCTGACGGAAACTGCACAGGGCAGTCAACCAACATTGGTAAATCAACATCTTGAACAGCCCCAGTTTCATCGCGAATCTGTCCTTTTATCGCGGGCTGAACGCTGCAAGTCATAGCATCACGATCAAACGATTCAATAATCCCGGGGCTAGCTGTCTGCAGCTTCGACTGCCAGCCACCAAGCGCGACCGACATTGCTACAATCGGGTCGTTCATCCGCTCGCGTGCATCCATGGAGAGTCACCATGAGAAAGTTTTTATTGATAGGCGCCCTGCTTGCGCCAGCACTGGCCAGCGCAGAAACAGTCTATGTCCAGACAGCCAAAGGGCATCAGTGCGTTGGAGATCAATTCCAGATCGGCGCGGCTCAGGAAGTTCTGTATCGAGAGCGAGCCTGTGAGCTTCCACTGGCTCATGCCAAGGACCTACGTGCCTACTCATTCAAGAGCGGCGCGGGTCCGGCTTTAGAGCTTAAAGGCTGCTGGGGAAATCGATTGGACGGTTCGTTTATCATTGTCCGACAGGATGGCAGCCATTCCTACGCCCCACCAAACGCTTACGTTTCGGCCAGACTGAATGGCACTTCTGCGATCGTTACCGACTCACCAAATCAGGGGTCTCGATACGCGAAAGCTGTAGGCATGTGCAACTAACCGTAGGGCTTAACAGGACCTACCGGCCCCACGCCGCCTGTTTGTGGCAAAAGCCCAAGCGGCACGGTAGCATCGATCGCCAGACAAATCGTGTCCGTGTACCAGTCGTTCCCTCGGTTATCACCGTAGTGATCGACCACGAAAGCCTTGTAGAATCCGTCATCCGAAATTTTTGCTTGCTGAGCGACGAAGCTGTTGGACGTTCCGGCAGTAACACCCAATCCGAACCGATAGCGTTGGATGCTGCTGTTGTCGATTTTAAGCTGCTTACCGATGCGGATGCCTGGGTTGAGCAGAGTCCTGACGTTGATTCCATTCTGGGTTTGCTCAGGAAGCCCAACCATGCCCGTAGCCGAAGTAACCACAACGGCCTCACCTGGCAGATAGGCATTGTTCGGAATTAAGGTCAGCTTTCCATCCTGAATGCTCCAACTCACATTTTGGGTTTTACCCAATATGTCGAGAAAGTCCCGGGTCATGCCGTAGAAAACTTTACCGCGGGGCAGCTTGTTGATCGACAGGGCCGGGGTCTCGCCAATCGATATACCCCTTGACGCCATGGACTGGAGAGCAAGTTCAAGGTGTTCATTCGCCGTTGAGCCGGCTGCCAGAGTCACATTCATGACGGCGAAGTTGTAAGCGCTGTCGCCATCTGCCGCGGTGATGTCTATGTAGGTATCCGTCTGGCTTTCTCTTCCCCTCCGAACCTGCTTGATGGTTCCGTCGAAAATTATTCCGAAGTTTCCCGCGTACCCAGCCTGCAGGACGATCCGGGTAAACTCCTTTTCGATCCTCTGGATTGTCGCTTCTGCAAGGTTGTAGATGCGCAGATCAGCAGAGTTTGGGGTTTTGAAGTCGCCACGCCTTACTGCGAATCGAATTCGCATCTCCGAAAGGTCGAGCGCGTCATCCGCATCACCAACCTTTAGGCTGATCTGCCGGAGGTATTGAGGAACGCTCATTGATCACTCCGTGAACCAGTAAAGGTGCGAGCCGATACCGAGATTGTCGAAGGTCGGCACAGCGTCGGGATCCGCAGTGGTTTGAACCCAGAGCACCCCGGTGAAACCTAGGTAGTCGTACTGCTCAAGAAGGTTCACGCCGGTCACCAGTGGTATACCCTCAATGATCGGGCTCCCGCCGCTATCAGCGATGTCGAGTATCCAGCCGGCGCCCTCAGCGTTCCGCCACTGCACGGTTAATCGGTAGTCGGTGCCAGACAGCGATATAGTGAAGGTCTGCGGGCTTGGGCTCAGCGGAATTTCAAAGTTGGCCATGGGTTATCCGTCTGGTGGTTGCCATCCGCCCGGTGCGGGAACTCCGACCACTGCCTGCTTGACCCCCGCATCGGTCGTTTCAGCGGTTGACTCAGGCTCGGCTTGATCGTCGCGCGGCGGCAGCGTTGTAGCCTGCGTCAGGACAATGAGGACCTGCTTGAAAACAGCGGTCACCATCAGCGTGTATTCGCTTTTCTCATCGGTGGTGACGCCCAGGCTACGCATCAGCATGTTGGTGTAGAGGCGCTTTCCGGTGGTCACGTCGAAAGGAATTCGCGATTCCTGCAATGCCAGGAGCTGGTTGTAGATCCCTGAAACGTAGTCAGAGCCAAATGCGTCGCCGCCCTGCAGGGCAGTGATTAGCCCTTTCACACCAGAAACCACGCCGGCGAGACTGGCATTGCTCCAGCCGCACCGGACGATCAGCTCCGCTGGCTTCTTGAAGGCGTGGTCTGTGATATTCGCGCCGAGTTCTACCGGGTGCTCCGTGATCTGCAGTTCATCGGTGCCCACTTCTTCAATAGTGACGTGGGCAACGATGCTGCCAATCGAACGCTTGGGGTCGATGGTAATGAAACCAGCAAAATTGGGCATATCAATTCACCGCCGAGTTCATATTCCGAGTGATTTCCTGGTTCACCCGAGTCTGTGCGCCGCTGACGGCTGTCGCGGTGGCGTTCGGGTCGGTCGCGCCGTGGACGGTGATGTGGGTGGTTTGGCTCAACTGGGCTGCCATTTGCCCGCGCGTCGCCGCTTCCCGCTCGGTTTCCTTAGGCCGCTCGTAGTAGCGCGACACTACAGCGCCGGCGTCTTCGGCGTTGTTGGTGGCTCGGAGCAGATTTCCGGCCTTCTTTTCGGCGCCCTCGGTCAGTTCGTGGTGCACAAACTCCAGCTGCTTGACCAAGTCTGCGCGATCGTCGCGAATGTTGAATCCTGCCCACTTTTCAAACTCATCCTGTCGATCCCTGTGCCACTGAGCCACTCCTCGCGCTTCCGGTCCGGCGATCCCCCAGTCGCCTTTTGCCTTGGGGTCAAAGTTGCTTTCGGCGGCAAGGTTTGCCGTGATGCCGGCTGCCTGCTCCTTCGTCCACCCCATGTTCTCGAAGAAATCAGAGACGAAGTTCGATTGGTCCTTGTCGACGTCCTGGCTCTTGCGCCAGGCATCAGCCATCGCGCGTTCGCGGGCAGCCTGCTTTGGCGTCTGACCTTCAAAGGTGGGCGAGCCGTCCTCCGAAATTCCCTTACGAGGTGGAAGCCCCTGCTTTTCCCTGATTTTTTCGATTATTTCGTCTTCGCCATCATTCAGCGTCGGCGAGTACAACAATGCTACCGCGCCCGCCAGCGGGGTGATGATTGCAGCGGCACCAGACAACCCGGTAATTGCGCTTCCGAGTGACAGGAAGGCTCCAGCGAGACGAGTGACGCCACTGATCAATGACAAGGCGCCGAGGGCGTTCAGCAGGCCCAGAAGCACAATGATTCGAGTGCTCCACCCATCCGTTGCTTCATCAAGCTTGACGAAGAAGTCCCATATTTTTTGAAGGTACGGGCCAGACTTCTCCACGAAGTCAATGATCTTGACCGCGATGTCCGCGACCCGGTTAGCGATCATTGGTCCATTCTGCTGGAACCACTCAGCGAAACGCTTCAGGTCTGGCCCAAGCTTGCCCATAAGGGCGGCCTGCACCTGGACCGAGAACGTCTCGAACTGAAGACCGACGCTTCGCAGCGCATCCATGAACGCGTGGGCGTCCTTGGTGGCCTGATCAAGTCCACTATCCCTGAGCTTTTTCCGGTTCTGCTCCAGCTTCGCGCCGAACTTGTCATCCTGAATGGCACGCAAGGTGCGCTCATCAATCCCCAGCACGCCAGCGTACTGGTTGGCTTGGTACCACGGCATTGCCTTCAGCTTCTGGCCGATGTTGACCAGCATATCGGCAGTGTCGCGAAGATTTCCGTTTGCATCTCGGGTCTGAACGCCGATCCCTTTCAGGAAATCTTCGCCGCCTGGGTTGTCACGCAGGAACTTGGCGATCCCCTCGATCGATCCGCGCGCCTCATCAGCCGATGCACCCAGGTCGCGAGCAGCATATTCAGCAGACTTGAGGCTTTCTGCCGAAGATCCGACGCGCTGGGATGCGAAATACAGCCCTTCAAGATTGGATGCGAACGCAGACACGCCAGCAGCAACGGTCAGCGATGCGCCAGCGATCACAGTCACCAGCTTAACGACGCTTTTGGTCGCAGTGTCGATGCCTTTGGTGAAGTCCTTCGCACCCTTCTGGTCGACTTTGAAACCGAGGCCGACCAAAAACTCCTTGATGACGTCTTGATCAGCCATTTGAATCCCCTAATGCCTCGCGCATACGCGCCTTGTTCTCGGCGCGCACCAGCAGCGAGTCGTTCATTTTTGCGATATCGGAAAGGTCGAGCGTCCCGTCTTTCAGGGACTCATACCGACACATGCCTTCATGCACGGGGATCAGCAGCCAGTCCTCACCGCCGGGGAGCTTCTCCAGTTCGACCGTCAGCCCTTTGGAGTGCCCTGGCCGGTAAGCATCCCGCGTAAAAAAGGGCCAAGCGAATCCACAATCACCCGAAAACAGAGCTTCATCATCAAGCCCAGGTCGATGTCGTCGAACATGCAGACGCTCTGACTGGTGTTCCAAACCGGAAACCACGACGCACCTTGCTTGCGCTGCACAACGCCCAGGCAGGTCGAGATGATGAACTCTGCCGTCTCGTCGGGCATGCCGGCGATGCCATCAGCGAATGGCTGTAGCAGCTCACCAAGAGCGCCAAGGTCTCCGCTCAGAGGCTTCGGTGCATCTGGGTTGCCAGCGGAATCGGCATCACTCGAGAGAGATGCCAAATACGCGCGCGTCGTCTTTTCCGACTCTTTCAGCTTCAGGAACACCGGGATCAGCGTCGGGATCATCGGCGCGACCTTGCGGGACAGGTGGAACTGCTGGAAGGCGTTGAGCTTTCCGATACGGAAGGTGTCGGCGCCGAGTTCGAATTCGCTCATCAGTAGGTACCCAGGATGGCGTCGATTTTGATCGAGTCAAAAACCCACTCGACGATATCGCCGTCTTTTTTGTAGTTCAGATCCGGACGTTTCTTGAATGCGCAGCTTCGGCACCCGATGGCATCCCCGCTGGCGCTGTTGGTGATGGTAATGACGTTCTGCCCCCACAGCGACGAGCTGAGGCCTTGTGCGTCATACAGCGCCATCAGCTTGGCATTCTGCGGGGATGTCTTCAGCAGGCGCACCGTCACCGTGCCGGACTTGCCGGCATGCAACGAATGCATGCCTTCGCCATCAGCACCAATCAGCATGGTGTTCTTGTCGTCAACCATCGCGGTGGTGATCCCTTCTTCGGCGTTGGCCGATCCGGCGCCCAGATCGATGACCGCACCGGCGCCAACCAGAGTGGCGTTTACATCGAGAAAGCTATAAGTAGGCATTGATCATCTCCGATCAGCGGTTGACGTTGACGATGACGTCGACAAAATGGACGGCGCCGGCCAGCTTCACGGCAATCTGGATGACTGGAGCCTTGCGGGCTTCTCGGTCGGCTTGTGATTGCGACTCAATCGGCGCCGCGTAGATGTAGTAGCCCTTGGTGAGGAATTGTCCGGTAGTGATCGCCCCAAAAGCTGGGCCATTCCATTGGCCCGGCGCTACAAGCCCATTTACTACAGCTTGATCCATGCGGGACTCCAGAGTGGTAACGATCCGGTTGATGCCCGGATTGGTCTGGGGAACCTTGGTGGTGTCGGTGTAGAGCAGGTTCCAGACAGCGGTCTGTAGATCGTTTTGCAGCCAGTCCAGGCCGTGCACTTCATCGAAGAAGTACCCGTTGCACATCACGCCTTCCTGAATGATCGCCGTGTCGTTGTTGTAGTTGACGAACACGTTGCAGTTCTTGTCCCGCAACGCAGTTGCCTGTCCCTTGGTCAGGCTTTCGGCGGTAATGCCGGGTTCCTGTTTGAACTTCAGGGTGATAGTGGTGTTATTGCCTTGGAAGTTCACCGTGAACGCACGACCAAACACCGATGCAGCGGCATACGGTGTAGCGCTGGAGAACTGGGTAAATGTTCGCTTGTAGTTCGCGGCCTTCAGCTTGCTTGCGATATCGGTTGTGCTGATCGGATCGAGCGCCAGCGCGTTCTGGGTGGTGTAACCGAAGATCCGGCTTTGACCTGCCCCCTCAATGAATGCAGCGGTCGCCAGCACATCGGCTTCGGCCAGGGCAGAATCCGCCACCAGCAAGCCGTACCAGTCATTCGACATGCCAGCCAGGCGGGCCACAGCGTCGACCAGCGATTCAGCGACCACGCCGTTTACTGGCGCCGAGGCCTGACCGGTCTGCAGTCCGAGCAGAGCCGAGACATCCACACCGCTGGCCGGAGCCTCAGCATAGGTGATAGTCGAGGTGGCGCCTGTAGTGGAGCTGGTGACTTCAAAGCGGCCCTGGGTCGCGTTCCACACGCAAGTGCCAGCGGAGGCGAGCTTAGTGGTGATCGCCGCGGCGACTCCGTTCAGGTTGGTAACCGCTGACAGATCAATCGCACTCAGTGTCTTCAGCGTTCCATCGATGGTGATCTTCATGCCGCCAGCAGTTACCGCCGTGAAGTTGGCGATGTCCTGCTGGGCAGCAGAAAGAACGGCACCCTTGAGGATCGCCGATGTGGCCGTCTTCGCCCACCGGCCGACGTAAACGATCGACGGCTGCGGGGATTGGCTGAAGAAATAGTTGCTCGCCAGATACTCTGGCGCCGAGGTGCCGAAATCAGCCTCTACGCCGCCAGGTGCGTAAGGCCTTAGACCTTCGCTTACATCGATAACAGGCGACGAACCGAGGACCAGCAGCGCGCCAAAATCACGCACAGCAGCTGCCTTCGGAGACATGACGATCTGGACGTTAATGACGTCCGAAATGGCAAGAGTCTGCATTGCTTTCTCCGGGTTGGATCAGCCGGCGACGATCAGCGGATCGGCCGACAGGATGTTGAGAACTGGATAGACGCGTACCACTTGGCGCCGCATCTGAATGAAAAGGTCGTAGCGACGCACCCATTGCTGGTTGACCAGCTCAGGCACGGGGCGGATATCGGAGGCACCGTAGAACGCCATCCGCTGGGCCTTGATCGCTTCGCTGTTCTGCGTGATGAAGATTCCGTCGCGCAGGATCGACGCGTAGGCCTGGGCCTGTGGCCCGTAGAACGTGCACAGGACCTGCAACTCTTCGTGCATCTGGTACTGGTCATGACCGTCGCCCGATCCGTCATGGTCGATGGCCGGGTTGGCGACGGTCTTGGTTTCGTGCACGCCGATTGCGCACCAGTTCACGTTCGGCTCTGGCTGCTTCGGCGGGTTTGGCTGCCAGCGTGGCCGGACCATTGGCCCGGGCAGTCCACTGATGCCGACCACCATGGCCTGCAGGATATCTTCGAGCTGATCATCTTCCGATGGCGCAGGCGTCCCCGCCGGCGTGAGATAACCGCCGGTTGCTGAGGTGTTCGCCATGGGTTATCCCTTCAGTGGAAGAAGATCACAGGTGGCACAAACGAAGCCGCGCCCAAAGTGCTTGTAGTCGTTGACGTTTGAGACCGTGTACTGCTTGCCCCGCCAAGTCACGACGTCAGCGGTGGTATCGCCTTCGCCAGCCGTCAGCCGGAAAATCGTGTGGATGGTGATAGAGCCTTTCTTGCGCTCAGCACCTGCCAGACGCTCCAGAATGTCGCCCTTGTCGCTTGTGACGACGCCAGCGAACGTGATGTTGGTGTCGGCCGTAGTGGTCCGCCCGTTGCCCCCGACGGTTTGCACCGCCCTTGTACAGATCAGGCCTAGATCCATGAAGTCAGGGTCAAGAAGAATTTCTGATACATCGAGCTGAGCCATGATCAGTCCTTCTCGCGGATTACGTAGGTAATGGCGTTTCGCAGTTGGCCGGTGTCGATCAACGGCTTTGTGCCAGTCCGGCCGCGCTTCCTTCGGGCTGCCAGAGTTCGTTCGGACAGCGGCGCAAGGTCACCATTGTTGATTTCATACCTGGCGCCAGCCTGAGCCACCAACCCGGTGGCGTTCAGCTCGACATCAACCTTTTCCTCGTTTCCATCCATGGCCGCTTTCGCAGCTTTTTTCAGGTGGTCGTTGATGTTTTCCTGCGCCCGCGCAACACCCGGAATCAGGAATGGCCGCGCTGGGATGTTTGAAGCCGGCGCTCCGTATTCGTGGATGTAACCGAGCTGGGCATTGTTGATCGGCTCGGTATCACCATCTTCGCGAGTCGCCTTCGAAGCGGGGATGCCAACCATGACCTGCTTGCCGGCAAGCCCCTGAATGGTTGCCAACACCTTGGCCACATTGTCGGTGGTGATCTTCATGCTCAAAGCTGAATCCCCCCAGTCCCGACCATGCGGGCCAATTGCAGGTACCGGATGCCGTAGGTGCTCAAGTTGAAGAATCCGCCGTCTTGAAGCGCGACGGCGCCTGTGTCGTAGCCGGCGCTGACCTTGTCCACCGACTTTGACGTCAGCGGCCCCTTAACCTGGCCGGCAGTGCCGCCTACCATTTCGGTCAATTGGTTGCCAGCGGCGATGGCCAGGTTGTGGGCAATGAACAACTCAAGACCCAGGTCCAGATAGTCGCACCAGCGATCAGGCGCAAGCGTCTTCTCGCCCAGACTCAGCCATAGGTTCACGGCTGAGTCTGGGTATTTGGTGGTATCGCTGAACTCGGGGAAGTCAGTGCGGAACTGGGCGGCGTCCATGATCAGGCCTTTGCGTCGTCATCACTGGTATCGCCATGCAAGGCCTTGGCCTGCTTGGCGGTCAGTGGCTCGGAGTTAGCGGCCACGTACCAGTGATCCGCAATCTCGTCTTCGACCTCATGAAGGCCAGCTTCGAAATCGCGGATTACGCCTTCGGCCAGGTTGAGCTTGAAGCTCTTGAGCACATTGAGGAATTTCATTGCGCTCTCCTTAGATGCCGTCGCGGTAGCCGACAGTTTCCGGGTAAACCACTTCAACCACGCCCAGGCGGCCGTAGTAAGTGGTGATCTGACGAATCCCGCGATATTCCAGCGGGGTGCGCTGCAACGGTACCAGCGGGAAGCGAACGCGATCCTTCTCGTTGGTATACGCCATCATGCGGTTGGTGCTGGAAGCACCACGACCGGTTAGCCATTTCAGCGGCTGGATGTTCAGCGGACGGCCATTGATCGAGTTCGACAGGCTGTTGACCTTCAGGTACTCGATGATCGAGATGTTGCCCGCGGTCGACACGATGCGGCTGACCAGCTTGCTGTAGCTGACCGGATCCAGGCGCAATTCGCTCGGGCAGATGGCGAAAGCAGACGCCGCCCACACGCTGTTCAACAGGTCGTTGACGTCGGCCAGGATCTGGTCCGGAGTCGCAGTGGTCCAGTTGCCGGTGATGGCGTTGCTGACGTTGGTAACAACGCTGGAGTTCACCAGGCCGGTCTCGCCCAGCTCGGTATCGCCAATGTAGACCTGCTCGTCGATGTCCATGTTGTGCTTGAGCTGCATGCCCGAGAACTTCTGGCTATCCACCGGGCGGCCGAGTTGCTGGGCTGATGCGAGCTCAGGCAGCGTCCACGACAGCTCCATGCCCCACAGGCTCAGCGGCTTGGCGGTCTTGCCAATGTCCAGACCAAGACTTGCAATGGCGCTGGAGTCCTTGCCGATCCAGGCTTTGCCGTTCGGGCTGGTGCCACCGACGGCGGCAAAGGTGCTGTTGGTGAAGCTGGACAGTTCGTCCGCAATGCTCACGTCTTCACGCAGCTGGATATCGCGAGACCAGGTAACCGAGGCTAGTGGGCCGTGCAGGTTCTGGTCCAGACGCTCCAGCTCACCGATTAGAAAGACGCCAGTCGAGTCGATGGTTTGCGCATCGAACGTCATCAGGCCGTCGCGGGTGTGGGCGCGCTTGATCGAGCGCGGCAGAATCAAATTGCTCATCGAGCGTTCCCCTTAGATGTTGTAAGCGATTTCGACGTTGCCAGAGGCATCGGCGGCGCCCATGAAAGTCGCGGTGGTCATCGCGACGGTGTTGGTGCTATCAGCGGCGGCTTCAATGCCACCGATGGGCTTGCCGGCCGCGGCTGCGGCAACTCGAACGTAGACCTGGCCGTCTTTTGCGGCGGTACCAGCGTTCAACTTCACGCTCATGTAACCGCGACGCAGGACATCTGCGACGCCTTTGGTCGGTGGGGTGGCGGTGCCGAGCGGATCGGAGCCAGAACCACCAGTGATCGGGTATGGACGAGCGAACAGGCCGTACTCAGCACCAGCGGCATCGCCTGCACCGAATGGCACGAACTTGCCGCCCACGATCTTGCCGAACAGGCCATAGCCTGCGAAAGGCGAAGCCGAATCCAGGAACACCGGCTCGATGGTCGATTGACTGGCGCGAGTGACGTCGCCTGGAATGCCCGCAGGCATGCGATACAGAAATGCGTTACCCATGGGGGATATCCTCAGTTACGGCCCGAGCCGTTCCAAAATTCGCGGTTGCGTTGGTTGATGTCCGCGACGCTCATAGGAGCGCGGCCGAAATCCTTGGTGGTGATGGAGGCGCGCGCGCCGGTTGCGTTGTTCTGCAGCTTGGCGAACTCGGTAACGCCAACGAATGTCGCTGCCACCTGATCGGCAGTCATCGTCGACAGGTCTCGGCCAGCCAGAAACGGCTCAACCAGCATTTTGCCATCGCCGGTTTGCATGGCCTTGGTGAGTGCCAGGCGCTGGCAGGTGCAGACGTGGTCGGCGGTCTTGGTCTTGGCATCACGCGTATGGAAGGTGATACCCGGGGCGATGATCTCTGACCGAGAGCGCAGGTCGGTCATGACCTCGGCGTCACCGGTGTAGGTCTTGCCGGATGCTTCAGCGTTTTTCGCCGCAGCTTCAGCTTCGAGGATGTCATCTTTGGTCTTCGACGCATCGCCGTCGTCCGGGTCTTCGTCCTCGGTGATCTTCTTCACCTCGGCCTCCATGTCGGCCATGCGCTTGTCCATGGACTTCATGGTTTTGAGGATCGATGCGAGAGCAGCGGAATCTCCGGTCTTGGTTTTCCCGCTTTCATCCTTGTCGTCGTCTTCGTCCTCGTCGTCGGTCTTGGCGCCTTCCAGCGCCTCTTCCAGCGCGGCTTCGTCCTTAGCCTTGAATGCCGTGCGGACACGATCCATCCAGGTGCGTTTCGTTTTTGTATCAGTCGTCTTGGCCACTTCGGCGTCTCCAATTGCACATCGCGGGCCACAGCGGCCACGCTCTACCAGGGCTACGTGGTTTCCCACGATGTTCATCTGGCGGCCGCGACCGACTGCCAGTTGTTCGTAATCGGCGTTATAGCCGCAGGACACCTGACGCAAGCCGCTGCGAACCTCCTCGATCGCTGTTGCATCGGTGATCAACAGGTCGGCCAGCATCAAATCGCTTTCAACCCCATCACCCTGGCGAACGTTCTGGGTAATACCCCTCGACAGTTCGCGCCAGTTTTCGGGGGTTACGAAATCGTCGGGGTGCGCCATGGTCACCGGCTTCCCTTCGAAGCTGGCGATGGTCTCGGCGCGGAACACCTCGTCTGGGTTCCGCTCGATAGTCACGATGCCGCCGGCGCCGCCCTGGACGATCGGGCCGTCCTCGTTGACCAGCTCGCTTTCGTCGTAGACCAGGGTCCCCGTGCGAGCGATGGGTACCGCCTCACACAGCAGGAAGCCTTCAGGCGTCATCCGCTGCCGAGCGCTCAGGCGTTCAGGCGCAAACCAGCGCCCAGCCTCGTCTTGGGTTCTAACGTGCATAGGGGTTCACTCGGGGATAACTGGTTCTGGGTAGCAGCGGCAGTTGGGCAGGCAGCCGGCGTGACCGGTGAGCTTGTCCAGGGTGGGCGGTGAATCCCAGCGAACAAACTTGCCGTTCATTTCCTTGTGGGAGTGGCGGACGTCGCTGTCACCAGAGGTTCGCCAGATGTAGCCCTCGCTGCCCACGGCCTTGGCGCGAGCCTCGGTCAGGGTTGCAGCTGTCCGGGATACCTCGGTGCGGGCGATCAGCTTGGCTTTGCTCTCGGACACTTCGCCTGATCGCATGATTTCCTTCGCGATCTCGCTGGCCCTGGTGCCATCTTCAATGCCCTGCAGCGTCAGTTCGTGCACGCGCTTGGCGGCGTCGAGAGGGATGCTCTTGATCAGCGTGACCTGTTCGGCCAGCAATCCCTGCATGGCGGCGCCGGTTGGCGCCGTGCGGATCTCTTGGCGCAGCGCCTGAGCCATTTGCTCAGTGAGCATTGCCCAGGCCTTGCGGTCCTGCTGATTGACCTCGGCAATCATCTTGCTCGCCGTCGAGACGGCCCAGTCGTTCAACAGTTCTGCATACCGGTTCAGCATGTGCGAGATGGTAGGCTCGACCGATGGATCGCCAGGCGGAAAGCCGTTGATGATGCTTCCCACCTGGCGCGCTACCTGCGACAGCGAGGACTGGTATTGCCGTTCGGCTCTACTCGTCCTTACCGGATTCCGGCTTCGCTTCTTGTCCCGGGTTTTCAGGCGCATCGATCAGGTCCTTTTCGCCAGGGACTGGTGGTGGTTCTTCTTCGGCCGCCTTGATTTCGTCGTCCGTGATGTTCGACCACAGCCCGGTGGTATTGCTGGACTGGCGCAGCTCTTTGAGCGCGGTACCACGGTCGACAATGCCGGAATCGAACGCCGACACCACTGAAATGGTGTCCTTGCTTCCGATCTCTGCCTTTTCGGTATCGCTGAGCTGCCAAAGCGGCACGAAGTCGAACGCGAAGCCATCAGGTAGCGGCTTGCCCATCTCAGACCGGCAGATCACGTCACAAAGCGTCGTAACGCCCGGGCGCAATGCCGAATCTTGGTCTGCCTTCACGCCGTCGTAGTAGATCCTGATCTCTTCCTCTGAGCTGCCATTGAGGCCGCCAGGGGATTGCCCAAAGAGAATTGCCGCCGGAGTTTCAAGCGCACCACATACCTGCTCTCCGAACTTGTCGATGACGGCATCCAGACCACTGAAGTTGTACTGATGCGCCTCAAACTTGTCCGTCGAATCCATGAGGGTCATCCCCTCGTTGCTCTGGAACTGGCGGATCATGTCGATCTGCTTCAGAAGCGCCTCATAGGATCGGCCACCTGTAGCGATCAACTCTCGCAGCTTCTCGACTGAATAGGTCCGCAGGTGGGCCTTGTAGACCAGCTGTGCGGTGCCTTGGGTGACGCTGTCGAACGCGACAAGCCGATCCCATAGACGCTCCAGCACCGACTGACCCCATCCGTTCTCAGCGATGCGCTGCCAGTACGGCAGCTCGACGCCTTCCCGGCGAATCACGCGGCTGTAGTGAATCTTCTGGTTGATCAGCGCCTGAGCATCGGCCACCACGGTGTAATACTTCGGCTTTCCGAGGTCGGGACCGTATTCAGTGACCAGGTTCTCCAGCGACGGCTGAACGAGCCAGCGGTCAAGCACCAGCAATCCTTTGAACTGGCCGGGGCCGATCGTATCCAGGCGCAGCGGTGTTTCAGGGCGCTGGCCATCGATCAGCATCACGGCGATCGAGCCACCGTAGAGGCGCGACCATTTCTCGTTGTCACACAGGCCTTTCCAGATTTGCAGCCGCTCAAAGGCGCGAGACAGCTTGTCCTTCTCATCCGGCGGCATGATCGAGTTGAATTCAATGCCTTCCCGCGTCATGTCTTTGGCGCGAACGTCGACAGCGCGCCCAGCCAACCAGCTGGACCGATAGACAGCCTCCATCTGGATGCGGTTGCGGCTGACAAAGCTGAATCCGTAACCACTCGCGCTGTTCTGGTTGGCGGTTCCCAACCCAACGCGCGCCGTGAAGTTTTGGAAGCTGTCGTTCGTCATGAACGACTTTCTGGCGGCGTCGGTCTGCTGGTTGACCTTCGCAGCTCGAGCGCTCATCTGATGCTTTCTGCTCATTCTGCGAGTCTCTTCCAGATATCGATGGACCTGGCCGCCGGCTGATAACAAATCATCACGGAGTCAGCGAGGTTTGGTGATTTAGTGCCCTCGGGTGCCTTGTCGATGACGACCTTGCCCACGGCGTTGATTGTGTAAGTGGGCTGCGAGAGCTCCATGGTCAGGAGCGGCAGCTCAGCCAAGTCCGGCGATATCGAAATCAACTCGTCCGGATCGAACGCCATTCCTTCAACCACGGCCCGGTAGGTTGCCTGGAACCGCATGCGAAGCGCCCACCAGGCCTGAGCCTTGGCGTTTGCGAAGAAGTCCTTGTTCAGGCGCTCCTTGACCATCTGTCCTTCGGGGTCATGCACGCCACCGGAACCGCGAAACGGCTGGTCGTTGATCTGCTGGATACCCTGCTCATGACGTAGCTCGTTGATCACCCGAGCATCACCGCGCACTCCGGCGCCCAGGCCGTCGGCATCGTAGTCGAATGTCTCATACCGGCGCTCATCGCAGATTGAGAACGCCTTGACCACGGTGGCGTAGATATCGCCGCCCTTTCCTGACCAGGACTCAAGAAAGTCCAGCAGGAAGCCATGGCGGCCAGCGAAGGCGTTCTTGTCGATGCCCTCGTCCGCGACGTCGAGACCACCGCGGCGCATACCTGTCGGCTCAATGCCAAGCTTCAGGTGCGCGCCTATGGCTGCCTGCACCCAGGCCGATGGGATGACAACTCCCTCAACCGAAGCCGCGTAGTTGATGTCGATCTCTTGGGCTACGGTGACGGGGTCAAGGTCGTTGACCTGCTTCTCGTACCAGGCATCATCCTTGCGCGGATCATCGCGCCAGTGAAACGTGAACACCTTGATCTTGCCGCTGTGCCGGCGCTGGGCGAACGAGTTGCCCATGCCGTTTGGCGTACTGATGTCCTGCCGGCAGTTAGTGGTTGCCGACAATGAGGCATCGACCAACTGAGGACGCTCAAGGAATGCCGACTCGTCCACGATGTAGAAGCTGGTCCGGTCGCCACGGCCAATGCCGTCACCTGACTCGCCAGTGATCACCGAGCCGGTATCAGGGAACAGGATGCGCATGTGCGGCGCGTGCTTTCGATCGTCCCAGGTGCCTCGGAACTCCCTGGGCAGCAGGCGCATGAATGTGCGCGCCTTGTCGAACAGAGATTTTGGCGAACCGATTTTGTCGACGTATTCCTCCTTGCGGGAGCCAAACCCAACCACAAAGCCGCTATTGAACATGCATACCGTCGATGCCAGGCCGATAGTCAGCCATGACATACCCATGTCGCGGGTCTTCTCGGTGATGCCGGGCTCTTGGTTGCGCCAGCGCTCCATGAACCACTCAATCCATTCTTCCTGCTTCGGGAACAATAGGAACGGAATCGATGCAGGCAGGCCGCGCTCAACGTTGCGCGGGTCGGCCGTCATGCCCCAGTCGATAATGAACTGGGCTGGATTTTCACGGTAGAACTCTCTCAGCGCCGGAAGCACCGAAGGGTTACGGCGAATTCGCTCTAGCCGCTCAGTGCGCCACTCGAAAACCTGAATGTAGTCCGGTTTTTTGAAGTCAAACGCAAATGGTATTGGCACTTTATTCGCCCGACATCAGGTCGTGATAGATCCGCGAAGCTTCTACGGGATCTGAGGTAACCGTTGAAATAGATTGGACTGGGCCGCCGCCTGGGCCGCTGTGCTCAAGCTTGTGCTTGTTGCTGTAAGCGCTACCCATTTCTTTCGCGGCTTGCTCCAGGATCTGCAACGCAAGACCGATATTCTTGGTCGTTTCTGCCCTCTCCACAAAGCGATTCAAGGCTCGCAACCGGAACGCACGGTTGGCGATCGGGATCTCCGCTGTCTCTTCGCGAAACCGCTTGCGGGTGTCGTGGAAAAGGATTTGCCACTTGGCTGCCAGGCCTTTGCCTGATGTCTTGGTCGGGTCGTGAGTCTCCACCTGTTGGCGGGTCACCGTGATCCCATATTCCTTTTGGACGGCTTCAACAACCTGTGAAGGCGTGTCAAAGCACGCCAGGGCCTGAACGATAAAGGCCTTCACGTCGTTTTGAAGGGCTGCCATAGATTTTCATCCGTCCAGAGCCTGTCCAGAATCAGGCCGACTTGAGCAGACAGGTTCCGCAGGCCCTCGATATGTTCAATTTCCCCACCTCGGCAGGATTGTTTGCAGCGTCCACCAGCGCCTGGACATCAGGGCTCGCACCGTAGCGCCGGACCACGCCGACAAACTCCTCGACATCGTGGCCACGCATCTCGATCTTGGGTGCGCCTTCCTTGGTGAATGCTGGCTGACCGTATTTGTCTTTGGCGTGGGCCAGGTGGTAAAGCTCATGCTCCACCAGGGCGCAGAACTCTTCATCGCTGCACTGGGCGCAGTAGTCAGCAGCCAAGGTGATGATGAAAGCCGGCACCTCGCCGAACCAGTCACGCATCTGCTGTTCCATCCGGGCTTTCTGCCAACCGCCGGCGCGGAACGCTACCTGCTCGGCTTGGCCCAAGACTGTGCGACCCTGCTTGTTGAAGCTCGACGACGCCCACATGACCCGGATGTCTGCATCCAGCAGGTGAGCGTGGTCTTCGTTGTGGATGCTGCCGGTGTCGGCGAGGATCTCGGCTTGGAGCCACCCCCACACTTCGGGAGCGGGAGTCAGGCGTATTCCGAAATCAAATAACTCGGAAAGCTCGAGCAATGACGCAGGAGGCATTGGCCTATCCATTCCCCCTCCGTGTCGCGACACAATTTGCTGATTCTCGAAAAGTGTCGCGCCTTACTTGACTTCGAACACATGCCCGCGGCGAGCCCACGCGTAAGCCACCATTCCGGCGTGAAGCATCGCTCCGAACGGGCTTACCCACTGACCTTGCATCGAGGTGACGAAAGATCCGAACGACCCAATGGCGACCAGATAGAAGGCAACGCTCAGTAGTGGCTGGTCGATTGGGCGGATACGGCGCAGGTAATCACACGCAGCCAGCGCGACGACGATGCATAGGGCTGCATCAACCAAGCCCAGCACGGATACAAGAATGCTGTTCATGTCAGGCACCTCGCGCCGTTACGAATGCGCCCATTGCGGCCTTCATGGCTGGGATGATGTTCATCGCTGTCAGTCCGAGCACGAATGCCACGCCGCACAGCAAGTCATCATTCACAGCCAGGTCGAGCTTGGGGGCAAGCCATAACGTCACTGGTTGCGTCAGGTAGACCGAAAAGCCGAAGCCAGTAGCTACAGCGGTTGCCGCCTGGCCCCGGGTAAGGTCTTTCAGAAAACCAAGGGACAGGATCGAACCGATAAAAGCAGCCATGACCACGCCGTACTTGACCAGCAATACGCTGGCGGCAGTGCTCGTTGGTTCTGCCATTGGTTTCTCCGTGGAATAAAAAGGGCCGGGGTATTCAGCCAAACGCTGGGGAGCAGCGGCGAATAGGTCAGCCCCGACGGCACTCCCAGCTCGGAGCAATGGGTGTGGCGGAGCTGAAAACGACAAAACCCGGCGCGGCGGCCGGGTTTTGTCGTTCTAACTTTATCAGCGAGAGCTGGCTATCTTTTGCAGTTTTACAAGGACCGCTTTCAACTTCTCATCCTCGAGGCCCAACTTCTTAAGGGTTTCATCGGGATCAGATGTCAGCGGAGAGAGCGTCTTAATGTCCGCAAAGGACACTGTTGCGGCTGGCTCGCCCTGCTCATCAAAGAATTCCATCATATCGACTCCTTGCGATTGGTATTGAGACGTACCGGTTACGCCCACCGCTATCGTAAAGGAGTCGACAATAAAAAACCCGGCGCGCTGGCCGGGTTCGAATTTCCGAGTAAGTTGCCGAAGGCAAAACTCTAACAGTGGCGAAATCATGCCATGAGCCGCACGGGAACGCAATAGGCCCTCAAGCGGCCTCGCGCATTTCGTAAATTACCGCTGCGACCGGGCTCAGTGCACGCCGATCCAAATCCTCGCAGCACTCGAAAATCAGCTGCAACATGCCCCCCCAATCCCGCTCCCAGTTGCACGACTCAAGGCGCACCTCGTAGACCTGCCACATCCAGGCGCGGAACTTCTCGGCATTGGCCAGCGGATCCTCATTGGCTGACTGGCCGCCTTGGTGCATGTACCGGTACCGGCTCATTACCCCCTTCACCACATACTCCAGTTTCTCCCGCTTAGCTGCGGTCATCCGTGGCGACCTGCCCTGCACCACCAGGAACACCACCTCTTCCGCCGCCTCGCGGATGTCGTCGCTTTGCTCGGCGGCATACATGTAGTCGCCAAACACGCGAACCTGTGGATGCAGCCTGGCGATCGCCGACTGAATATGCCCCGCCAGGGCGCCATGGACTGCATGGCTAGCCGTTGGCCCCCGTTCCGTGCCCTGCACCACCACGCCCAACTGCGCGATGTCAGAGGACTGGCCAGGGGCCGGGTTGTACTTGCAGTCATGCCAAGCCTGGCGCGCTGAGTTGATTTTCATGATGCAAGCCTCCCCTTCAGCTCTCTGGCCTTTGCTCTGTACTCGGCAGTCATCGCCTTCAGTTGCTCGATGGTGTATTTCTTCGGTAAGTGGGGACCTTCCAGCCACTCCACCTGGTCGGCACCGATCCGCTTCACCAGCTCGATGCGGTAGTTCACGATGTCGCCGGATTTGTGGTTGTTGCACGGCGCACACTGCTTGTGGACGTTGAGCGGCTCAAATCGCAGCTCCGGGCTCGCTGCCACGGTCCGGTAGTGCCCGGCGTGGTACTGGCCTTCGTGGTGACGGCCGCAGCTCACACACGGCAACTCGGCATCGCGCAGGCGCACCCATTCGTTGAACGCTTGCTGCGTATCGCAAGCATGATCCGCCCTACTCTTCAGATTCTCCTTGCGGACCTTGATCTCGCGGCGCTCGACCTGGGCGAGAGACCTGCGCGCCCTATCACGGTTCGAGTCGACGGTGGCCAGCGCGCATTTCGGACTGCATACGGCCTGCCCAAGGCGCTGCGGGACGAATGAGGCCCTGCATTCTGGGTTCTTGCAGGTCTTGGGCTTTGGCTGTTTAGAGGCGATCACCATTTCAGATCCTTGATCGACCCAAAGTCGAAGTTGGGCAGGGTGGAGGTTCCGCTCAGGTAGTCGGTCATGATCTGCACGTCCTCCTGTGTGCAAGACCCTGGTCCGGACTGCCAAAGGCTCATGGGGTCTACGCTGTACATCGCGCCGCGGCAGGAAACCCCATACCTGCAGTACATACCGTCCTCAACCACCCCGACCCGAGCTTTGCCCTTGTCGAAGTAGACGATGTGATGCTTGCCGTCCTCAGTTCGAACCAGCTTCGCTGCCTTGCGATTGCTGCGCTTGATCCACTTCTGGATGTCTTCGCCGTATTCGCTCATGCTGCGGCCTCCCAAGTCTCAGGCATCTGCCCCTTCGGCTCACTCCAAACGACACCCTTGTCGGCACCGAAGGCGTACATGCATTCGATCACGTCGCCCAGCTCGGCCACAGTCATGCGCTTGGTGCTCTCGCCCAGCATGACTACGCCGCCGTTGATGCCCTGGGCCATGCGGATCTCTTGGCGGGCTGCCGCGGTCATTAGCGCCTTCCAGTCCTCGCTGTCGAGCTTCTGCATCACTCCGTTGACTGGCCAATCCACCTGGCGGGAGATATCGCCCAGCATTGCCCACAGCTTGGCGTTCTGCTCCAGGGTGCGGCGGGACTTCACCGGGCGGACGATGATCTCCACGGCGCCCGCGGTCGCAAGCTCAGTGGCGAACAGGTAGGCCAGGCGGAATACTTCGCGGATTCGGTTAGAGCCGGCTGACCAGAAGTGGCGAGGCTTGTGGATGATATTGGTCATGGCTGCACCTCCGTCACTGCTGTGTCATCCACGCGGTAGCAGTCGCACCAGAGCCGGGTTATGGATTTCCATGTGGATCGAGCGTTACGCCCTGTCCAGTACGGACGGATATAGACGCGACCCGCTTCAACAACCGCAATCTGGTACATGGTCCCACTGCGCTTGTTGCGAACGATCATCCCAACCTTTGGCTTTGCGAGATTTTCGGTCATGGCTGCTCTCCCTTGCCTAGGGCGGCGTCGACCGACCAGTCTTTGTGCTTGGCTCGAAGCCGACTCAGCTCGCCAGCCAACTTTGCTTGACTCGATTCCAGCGTCTCGTTCTCGGCCTTCAACTCAGCATTCACTTGGTTCTGCGCTTCGAAGCCAGTGCACAGGCCGGAGAGTTCGGCCTTGAGCTGGTCGCTCTCAGCGATCAGGGAAAGGACTGCGGCGGGGTTGGCGGCGGCGACGTAGCGAAGACATGCGTCCTTCTCCGAATCAATGCTCTGGTACTCGAGCAGCGTTCCGAGATCCACGTCAAACACGTAGCTTGTGCCCGGCGCGTACTCCGGCCCAAACCATGGCCCTTCTGGTGCAGCCTCGGCCAGCCGCTTCAGTTCGGTGTAATCGGTCATGTCAGAATCCCTCCTTGCCACGTTGCGATTCCCACTCGAACGGAATGACGATCACCCCGCCTTCCCGAAGCCTGTCTGCACAGCGATCACCGATTGCCGCGGCCAATGCCTTGGCGTCGAGGTTTGAAACGATCACGGTGGGTCGCAGCTCCTCGTACCGGCCGTTGATGATCGAGAACAGCGTCGTCAGCTCGAAGTCGCTTGGCTTCTCCTTGCTCACGCCGATCTCGTCTAGGATCAGAAGCGACGGGCTGATCAGGCTCGACAGGATCTGGCTTTCGCTTTTCTCGCTGGAGTTATCGTATGTGGCTCGGATGGCCTGGAGCACAGCGCCGACCGTGCGGTACACGGCTGTCGCGGTGGTGGTCGCCATGATTTCGTTGGCGATGGCCACGGCAAGATGCGTCTTGCCTGTGCCTGGCTTACCCAGCAGCAGCAGGCACCGGCCAGTCTCGGCAATGTCCGCGAACTCGGCAGCGTACCGACGGCAGGTGTTCAAGGCTTTGCGCTGTTCGGCGGTCTTTGCAACGTACTGATCGAAGGTCTTGCCCATGAAGCGCTTAGGAATCAGGGAGGAGCCGAGCTTTTCGGCCATACGCATGCGGAGCAGTTGGGACTCCTGGGTCTGCCTGCGGGCTTCCTCCTCCTCGGCGCGAATGCGGCTGCACTCCGGGCAACCGCTCTTCAGGTCACGACCCAGCACCGAATAGACCTTCTGCTGGTACTCGCCGTGGATTTCGCAGATGGCCGGCTGGATTCTGGTGCCTGGCGGATAGGCCGCCGCCGGGATGGCAACAACGTTTTCAGAAGGCATAGGTACCGTCCTCACGCTGGATCAGCCCAGCTTGGTAGTCACGGTCAGCGAAGCCGGTGTGGCGGGATGCGGGGAACTGGTGGACGTTGCCCTTGGATTTCTCCGGGAATATCCCGATCCAGCCATTGGCGATCGAGATGGCGAGCACCTGGTCCGGGGCGGCATGACCCTCAAGCGACTTGGCCTGCTGCTCACAGCTCTTGGCAGTCAGCGGCTTGCGGATTTCTTTGCGGTGCTGGCACCAGTCGGCCCAGGCCTTGTCGGACACGTTGGCAGGCTTGGCAGTCAGGGGATCGAACTTTCCAGACTTCGCCGGCGCGTCAGCGCCTTGCTCTTGATCTTGTTTCTTCTCTTCTCTTCTCTTCTCTTCTCTGGTCCGCAAACTGTCCGCATCCGAAGCGGACAAATTGCGGACAGTTTTTTTGCGTTCGTTGCGCTTGCGCTCGGAGTCGTTGGCGCGGCGCTTGGCGCTGGCCCCGTTGTGCTCGTCAAAGCGAGGCATTACAAGGCTTCCACCGTCATTCACGGAGGCCCATTCGACGTCGATCATGGCCTGGGTAAAGCCGGGCCAGCCAACTACAGCGTCCATCGCATCAACGGTGTAGCCCACCAAAACACCGTCACTTGAGTGGGTGTCGAAGATGCTCCAGGCGACATGCAGTCCGCCGATAATCCGCAACCTGTCCGCTTGCAATGCGGACACCATGCGGAACACTTTCGGATGCGTCTGAAGGTCGATTCGCATTTTTATCCAGTCTCCGGCCATTACTTGCTGCCTTTGCCGACCAAGCCGGCAAGCTCAAGGAAACGATCGACGTACCAATGAGGTGCCGTCTCGCGGGGGTTGTTTGGGCTGGTCAGGTTCTTGCCGTAGCGAAGGCCCTTATCAGTCACAGACCAGAAGTCGACGACTCCGCGCTTAGCGCTGTTGCGCTGGCACTTCTTGATGAAGCCATTGGATGCAAGCAACCTGTTAAAGGCCGGTGCCGTGCTGGCTATTCCGTTTTCTTTGATGAGGTCGGTGACGGCTTTGGTTTCCATTGAAGAGCCGCCGATGGCATCCGGCGCGGCATCTACGGCGTAGCCTGGAAGGAATTTGGCATCGAGGCCGTTGTTGGTGGCGATCTGGGCGAGCATCATCACTTGACTGGACGGTGCAGGCTTCAGGAGGCGGGTGAAGCACTCCAGGATGGCGAGTTCCCCGACGACCTTAGTGCCGTTGAGCAAGACCTGATTGCGCGCGCCCTGCTGCTGCTCCAGCTCACGCCAGCGGCGAATAACCTTCATGCGCATGGGCGCGCTGTAACCAGTGAGCAAACAGTCGGTGTGTTCTCGGTCGAGCAGGTACTGGACCTGCTCACGATTCCGGCCGTCCAGGTAAATGTCCTCAAAGCTGAGGGCATCGGATTTCAACTCTTTCAGCATCGCCAGAATGTCGCGCTTCACGTTGTCGTGGCGCTTTCCGGTGATGCTGGCGATCTCGCGGGACGACATTGTTGTACGCGACACGTTTTGCAAATCTTGAAACTGTGTCGCGGACTTTTTCAGGGCCTGTACATCAGGAATCGAGGCGTGCATAATCAGCTCCACGTTGATGTAGTTTTTGCAAGCGCTGTAAAAGAGCCGGGATCGCACCCCGGCTTTTTTGTGCCTGCGATTTGGTGTTACCTATCGAGGTCTTCATCAGCCCCTCCTTTTTCAGGCCCTATTCCGGGCTTCGGCGGGTCGCGCCTTGTTGTTGGCAAATGCCGGATTTTTCCGGCGCCTCTTGGCCTGGTCTTTTCGAAAAAACGCTCCGCTCCAAGCTTTGCGGCGTATTCGTCAGGCGTCATGCCTGCTGCTTTCGCCAGTCGTTCAAGCTTTTCGTAGAGGCGCCCATCGATCCCGTGGCTGATCGTGGTTTCGGGCACATAGCCTCCTTCAGGGCCTTCAGGCCTGCATGTGTTTACCGTTAGCATCCAGCTCGACGATGCTCTCCAGCTTTTCCTCAACGCACATGCGCACAAATACGGCGAGCTGGAGCTTGTGCAGGCGGGCCACAGCCTTCAGGGCCTCATAGGTTTCATCGTCGTAACGGGACTTAATCTCCCGGTCTTTCAGGTGGCGCGTGTCGTCATATGCCATTGGTGAGGCTCCTTGGTTGTTCGAAAGGGTTAAGCAGCCTTTGGGTGCTGCAGGAAATAGTTGGTCAGCGCCTGCACGGAGCTGATGCGCGGATCCTTGGTGGAGCCGTTGGAAATCTTGCTCATGGTGAAATACGGGACCTGGGCGGCCTCGCTGATCTCCCGCCATTCACCGCGGCGGCTGAGAAGCTCGCCCTTGATGAAGCCGAGCAAGTCGTTTTGAAAATTGGCTACTGGCATGGTGGAAACCTTTTATGAGTCGTTCACGCATACTTTAGCCGTATACGAATAATCCTGTAAAGCCGCAAACGACTAATGCTTAATGCGATGCTTAGCCAGATACGAATCAGGTGCTACGACGATGCTTTCGATCAGGCAGATATTGGCCAACAACTTAAAATTCTTGATGGCTGGCAATCCGAACCTGGACACGCAGCAGAAGCTTGCGTCTAAATCTGGGGTTGGTCAGCCGACTATTGGCCGGACGCTGCGAGAGGAGTCAGATCCAGGGATTTCGACCGTGTCGAGTCTCGCCAAGGCTTTTAAGTTGGACGCGCAAGATTTGCTGGACGGAGGTCTAATTGACCGCATAAAAGGTAAGGATTCCAATATCAGCGCTGGGCATGGACTATATGACCCAGTTCCTCTGATTTCATGGGTAACCGCCGGGATGCTCGATGACTCTATTGATCTACTAATAACAAACGACGCCGAGGAATGGCTCCAGTGCCCTTATGCACACAGTGCCAGCTCCTTCTGTCTTCAAATAAACGGATTAAGCATGTGGCCGGAGTATAGGGATGGTGAAATCATTCTCGTTGACCCAGAAATAGAAGCGCGGCACAACAGCGATATCGTCGTCAGGACGCCAGATCCCGACAAGAAGACGACTTTTAAGCGATTGCAGATCACGGAAGAAGGCACATTTCTGCTCGCGCTCAACCCAGATTTCCCTAATCGCATTCTGGAAATGCCCGAGGGCACAAAGATCTGCGGCGTGGTAACCGGTTCCTGGCTAAGGCGCCGGTAAGCAACAACACTCAAGGAAGCCCGCCTAGCGCGGGCTTTTTGTCGCCCACAAAAAACCGCATGCGAATATTTTTTAAAAAATAGTCGAATACGGCTTGACGAGCTATTCGTATACGCATACTTTTATAGCCATGAACGGCTAACAACGAGTTCACAGGGCCTCAAGAGACCCGCCGCTCTTTAGCGACACCCCTTAGCTTCAAAGGCAGCGATGAACCGGCCTAAACGGTTCAGAGGGTTGGCAACTGACCCGGGCGTGCAGCGTAAAGCGCCAAGAACAGTTATCCGGCGGACAGGGTCGCGGCTGGAGTCAACAAACTGAATGGCCCGTACCGCGCCAGTAGCGCCGAAGGGCAAGGAGATGAGCCCTGCCTGATTCAGGGCTCATCTGGTTTCACAAATGCCTCTCCTACCCCGGGAGGCATTCGGAAGCCACGAACGGAGCAAGACGAAATGACACGCGAAGAATTCGAAGCCAAAGAAGCCAAGATCATTGCCTCCTACCGTAAGCATCCAAATGCAGTTAGCGCGTTTAAAGGCCCTCAAGCCGTTTGCCGCGACTTTGATGACGCAGTAGTGGCCGCAGGGGAAAACGCAGGTCAAGACCTGAATCCGATCACGCAGCCCGCTGAGTTTCTGGAAGTTTTCGAAAGCAGCCTTGAAGGCATTTTGACCGCCTAACCAACCCCGCCGGCTACTGGAGCAAGACCATGACCAGAGAAGAAGCCTACGCCCACATCGGGAAGCTGGCAGAAGAGCACGCGTTGATCCTGCAGGCCTTCGGCGGCGTGATGACGATCGTTCACCCGGATACGCAGCGCGAGTACGGCGTTGAAGAGAAATGCTTGTACATGGCTGGCCAGGGTCCTTGGCCAGAGGAAAAGCAGCCTGAGTCGAAACCTATTCAGCCGGGCCAGCAAGAGCTGTTCGTGGCATGACGGACCTTTTCACTTCTGCCACCGCATCGGTGGCAGCGGGAAAACAACCGCCTGGAGGGCAACGCCATGTTCTCTCTCTTCATCTTCTTCCGCTTCATGCTTCGAGACAGTAAGCCAACCGCTTTCAAGCCGATGTACGTGCAGACCTGGCCCGATGAAGTGCCGGGCTACCCAATTCAATAGGACTTCCCGATGAACGCACAACAGCAGCTCACCCCGCCGGCCATCGGCGAAGTTTGGCCAGGACAAGGCGGTATCTACGGCGGCCTTCGCCAGTACCCTGAAGGTCTTTGCCACATCATCTTTGCCGCCGAGGATGTCGGCCGCCACGCCTACGGCGATTACGGGGTTTCGGTTGAGGCGGTGAGTCGCACAGATGGCCGCGCCAACACTGCAGTACTGATCGACCGCGAAGGCAAGCATCCTGCTGCTATTGCTGCCAGCGGCTACAACGCCGACGGGCACAAGGACTTCTACCTCCCCTCCATCGGCGAGCTGCATCATGGCTGGCAGTACGCTCCAGAGTCGTTCAGCGAAGAGTGGTACTACCTGTCGTCCACGCAGTACTCAGCCGACGACGCCTACTACATGGGCTTTGAAGATGGCTGGCTCGTCAGCCACGGCAAGGACAGCGAGCGCGTGGTGCGCCCTGTCCGCAGATTCCTTCAGTAATTCATTCCTTCAATTCGATATCCCTGACTGCCGGGAAAGTCCGGCCCGATCCTCTCCAATGAGAGCGCATCGGAGGTGACCTTCAGTCTCGAAAGGGTCTAAGGGCGTCGAGCTGAAAGGTCATGCCCTGCGAGCCGAAAGGCTGACACATGCGGCGGGGTTCCGAGCCCTTAAATGGGAGTTCATAGGAAAGGCGGACCTGGCCTCAGCACTGAAGATCACCTCCGATGCGGACGAAACTGCGGCCTATAACCGCCCACCTGCATCAACAGATAGTCGACGCCGAGCGGTGAAATCCCGACTGACTCGATCGTGGGTCCGCGCCGACCATCTGCATCACAACCCAACCGGAGAGCACCATGCTCCAGATCATCCTGATCGGCGCAGCGCTGAGTCATGTGCGGCCAGAACTGCCTATCCCAGCCGGCCTGCCAACCGATCCACTGCGCTTTCACCATGAGCACTGGCGATGTACTGAGGGTCGGTGGTCGTTCTGGCGATCCCTGCCCCGCCCAAAATTCTGACTCTGAGATCACTGCACTGTAGAGCTACACCGAAAGCCCCGACGTCCAACGGGGCTTTCGTCTTTCTCGCCTCTACCCGTCAGCACTCTCCCCCGCGCCCATCGGCAACCAGCGGTCGGCATGAGTGCTGACGAATACAGGTGAACCAAATCCACGGAGTAATCCATGAGCGAGCAACGAAAGCCGTATCCACGGTCGGCGGACAACGCCGACCAGATGAACCTGCCCGAAGGCAAAACCTGCGGCGACTGTGTGCATTGCCACCGCTGCATGCTGATGTTCGGCCACATCCCTGCTGACGAATCGTGCGACTGGAGCCCATCGCGCTTTCGTGAAGCTGTTCCGGTCGCAGTTTCCGCCTAACCCCAAACACTGGAGGTCGCCATGCATAGCTGTACCGACACCCAAGCAGTTTGCCGAGGATGCGGCCTCAAGCTGCGCGGCTCCCCGTCGTGGAAAGCCGGCTTCGCCTATCACCCTGATCCTGATGGTGAGATTCAACGCTGCCACTACGGCGGATGGGTTTGCTCCAGGAGTTGCGACATCCGCGCCTGCGTCGAGCTGGAAGGCACCATGCCTGGATGCGGCTCGGTAAACAGCTACGAGCGCTTGTCGCCATACGCGAAAGAGAGCATTGAGCGCCACTGGCCGGAGGCAGCATGAGCGATTGGATCAAGTGCATCGACAGGCTTCCGGAGTGCCCGCATGAGTGCACGACGGATCACACCATGGTTTCGCATTCGCTCCTGCTTACCAGCATTCACGACCCGCAAAGCCTTGCTATGGGCCACATGCGCCAGGATGGGAGCTGGAAGTTGTACGGCGGCGATTACGACTTCATGGATTTGGAAACCATAACTCATTGGCAGCTGTTTCCCGCCCCGCCCACCGAGTAACCCGCCACCCTGGAGGCGACCATGTCTACCAGTTACGCAGACAGCGCCCAGGCCCGGGAGTGGGACAGGCGCTTTGATGAGTTCGGGCGACCGCGGCCCACGCGTGCTGACTTCTGTCACGACTACACGACCGCAGACCTTTCAGCCCGCAGGGATCAACAACTGGCGGAGCGCAAGGCTCTGGCCATTCGTATCAACGCAGCCGTAGACCAGATCGCTGAGTTCTACGGGATGAAGGAGAGGACCTGATGAGTACTGGATATCAGCGCTCGATCGCGATGGTAGAGATCGAGCTGCGCCGAATTGGTAAATCGCGCTACCCAAGCTCCGAGCTTTGCGAAGGCATGATCCAGGCGAATTTGGCCCACGGCTTCATTAATCAATCTGAATCGCTTGAACTCACCCAGCGCGCATATGACGTTGTTGCGACCCGACGGCAGGAGCTACACCGGGAAAGCATTTCACGGCGTATGGCGGACATGAACAAGCTGTATGGGAGGGCATCATGAATACCATGACCCTGGCCTTTACCCACAAGTCCTGGCTCGGCGCCCTATCTCTGGCCTACGACGCTGGAATTGAGAACGTTCACGCCTGGTCTAGCAGGATTTGCCTGTGTGGTGAATGGACTATCGCGTATCAGGTGAAGGCATGACCAGATTTCAAGCAGAAAGACGCGCTGCTCACCGGCGAGGCTCCGCAGTCGCACTTCTATTTTGCATCTTCCTGATGGTGATGATCGCCCTCGCCGATCGCATCACCTGGTAACCACCATGAACATATCTCCACGACTGGCCGCCCAGCTCGACTGGATGCAAGTCGGTGCTTTCACGCCCGACCGATTCAACGGTGAGCAGCGCAAAGAGTACGAAGAAGAAGCCCGCCGCATTCAGCAGCAGTGGGACAACCAACCGAATTGAGGTCGCCATGAGCGTTTACAAGAAACTCCAGGAGGCTCGCTGTGAGATGCAGCGAATGTCTCTCAGCAAGTCCGGAGAGAACAAATTCGCAGGTTACAACTACTTCGAACTCAGCGACTTTCTCCCCGTGATCAATGACCTGTTCCTGGAAAAGGGTCTTTGTGGGCTCGTGTCGTTTACCGCCGAGCTTGCCACCTTGAAAGTGGTCGACATCGAGGATGGCACCAGCGTTGATTTCACAAGCCCGATGGGTAGCGCAGCACTGAAGGGGTGCCATGAAGTTCAGAACATCGGCGCGGTTGAGACATACCAACGCAGGTATCTGTATGTCACGGCTCTCGAGATCGTCGAGCACGACGCGCTTGATCCAATTACGGGGGCCAAGCCGCCAGAAAAAGAAAAGATCCCCCAGCAGTACGACTGGACGGCTCTGATTGCAGACATTTCCAAGGCCAAATCCATTGCTGACTTGAAAACTGCGTTCGACGCAGGGATTTCGGCGGCAAAGGCCGCGGGAAATAAGAGCATGGCTGACAGCTTCACCAGGGCAAAAAATAAAAGGAAGACCGAGCTTTCCGCGCAGGAGCAAGCAGCATGACCGCATACATCTTCGACAGTGAAACCACCGGCCTGAATGATCCACACCTGGTAGAAGCTGCATGGCTGAAGTTGAGCAGCACCAGCAGTATCGCGGTAACCGACTCGTTCTTGCAGCGTTACAAGCCCGGAAAGCCGATTGAGCTGAGCGCCTTGGCAACGAGCCACATCCTCGATGAGGAATTGGAGGGGTTCGCGCCCCACACCTCCTTCAAGCTGCCGGTCGATACTGAGTATCTGATTGGCCACAACATCGACTACGACTGGCGCGTCATTGGCCAGCCGAACGTTAAACGGATTTGCACCAGGGCGCTGAGCGGAAGGCTTTGGCCTGATGCCGACAGCCACACGCAGTCGGCAATGATTTACTTGCACTACCGCAACGAGGCCACGGCCTTGCTGCGGAATGCCCATGCCGCACTTGATGACGTGAAGAACTGTCGCCTCCTGCTCGTGAAGATCCTCGACGATTTGGCAGCAAGGTTGGGTCGGCCGGTCAACGACTGGGAGGAGCTCTGGCAGATCTCGGAAGATGCTCGAATCCCCACTGTGATCAGCTTCGGCAAGCACAAAGGCACGGCCATCTCTGACCTTCCTAGCGACTACAAGCGCTGGCTGTTGAACCAGTCCGACCTGGACCCATTCCTGCGCAAAGCGCTTTCGAAATAGGAGGCCTCATGGCCCGCGGAGTAAACAAAGTCATCCTGGTCGGCACCTGCGGCCAGGATCCGGATGTTCGGTATCTGCCAAACGGTAACGCGGTCACGAACCTGAGCCTGGCCACCAGCGAGCAATGGATCGACAAGCAGACCGGCCAGAAGGCTGAAAAGACCGAATGGCACCGCGTCACGCTGTTCGGAAAAGTCGCCGAGATCGCCGGCGAGTATCTGGTCAAAGGTGCCCAGGTGTACATCGAGGGCAAACTGCAGACCCGCGAGTGGGAGAAAGATGGCATCAAGCGCTACACCACGGAAATCATCGTGGACATGCACGGCACCATGCAGCTGCTCGGCAGCCCCGCGCACCGCCAGCAAGGCACCAACGACCAGCGCCCAACCGGTCAGCGACCACAGCAGTCGCGCCCTCGGCCGAACGCTTCACAGCAGAGCCAGCAGCAGGCGCCGCAACAGGCTCAGAACTTCGACGACAGCTTCAACGATGACATCCCCTTCTGAGAGTCACCTCATGGACACACTCATCCAGCTTGGCCAAGACTGCCAAGCACCACTGGAGGCCGCAAAAGCGGCCTTCTTTGCCTCTGGCGGCCAGATCCGTCACTGCGACCTGAGCGAAACCCAGTACCGCCCCATCAGCGTCTGGAACACCGCCATCACCAAGCGCAAGTTCGCCAGGCGCGATTTCGAACAGAAGGAAAGCCAGCTGGCCGACCTGATTCGCCAGAACGCTACGGTGGAAACCGAGTTCGGAATCATCCGTCGGACACCAACCGAGGTCCGCAACAAGCTCCGAACGCTGGGCGAAAAGCTGACGACTCCACAGGTCGAGCAGATCGCCGCGAAGTTCCGCATCGAGCTTGCTGAAGGCGGGAAACTGCGTTGAGACGGATCGGCACCAGGGTCGCCGGCCGACGCCGGCAACCACAACTCGATTTACCACCCAGCGGGCTACGCCATGACGATGACAGTGCTGCACACCATCGGCCCGAACGGTGGCCACACGCTGCCCAAGGGCACCAGACCATCGAAGCCTATCCGCTGGGACGTCAGCGTCTGGCTGATACTTCCCAACGGTGAGAAGACCATCCACAGCATGACAGTGCCCTGCGCGCTGATGTTCGACCTGGTGCCGGCGGTGAACGAGCGGGTCAACGAACTGATTGCCGAGGTCGGCGACCAGGTGATCGGCGCCGGCTGGCTGGCCCATGGCCGCGGGGCGCCAAAGAAAAAGAGGAGGCGGTGATGGCCGAAGAGAAGCAACCCACGGCGGAAGCCCTCAAGCAGCGCCGAAAGCGCGAGAAGGAAGCGGCCAAGAACGCCGCATTGGGCATCGAGAAGTTTATGGTTGAGGTTGCCGGCGTGTTCAAGCCTGACCTGAAGCAGGTCATGAAAGACCACGGCATCAACAACCAACAGGACATTCACCAGCGGCTGCTGAAGAACCTGATAGGCGCCGACTTCGAAGTTCAAGCCTGGATGCTTCGGAATGTCACAACACCTTACGAGCCAAGCGAAAAGGTGTTGCGACATTTAAGGGCCGCCGGCCTGCAGTACCTCGCCAAACACCCAGGCGAGCCAGAAGACGAAATCGTCGACCCCGCATAACCCCTACCCAACGCTGCGCATCCGGCCCCTGATGGCGGCGCCTACCCGAGGTAATCGCATGAAACCTGAAATGATCACCCTGAAGCACGGCGATGCATCGATCAAGATGCCGGCCTCTTCCCTGGCGAAGCTCGCCATAGCCAGTGTCTTCGCCCAGGTGCTGCCGCCAGCGGCGAATGTTCAACCTGCCGCACCAAATGACATCCCAGCCCTGGGCGCATACTGGCCTGGCCAGGGCGGCATCAACGGCGGTTTCGTGGCCGCGCGCGGCGATGTGCCTGCCCACTACCTGATCTTCGGTGACTCCGATATCGGCGAGCACAAGTGGGGTGGCTACAAGAAGGAGTCAGAGGCGACAAGCAAGTGGGACGGCAAAGCTAACACCGACGCACTGATCGCCGCCGGTGGCCATCCAGCTGCCGAAGCTTGCCGGGAGTACACCGCCGACGGTCATGCTGACTTCGACCTGCCGGCGGCTGCTCAGTTGTATCAGGCCTGGGCGAATGACCTGATCACCAAGGGTGCCTACTGGTCGTCCACGCAGCGCTCCGCCGACACCGCGTTCTTCATGCTCTTCGGTGGTGGCGATCAGGGCTACGGCGGCAAGGGCGTCGAGCTCCGCGTCCGCCCAGTCCGCAGATATTTCATTTAATCCTTCATTCATTCGTTCTTGATCCGGCACCAGGGCGCAGCAGCGCCTTTTTTGTTGCCTTCGAAAAGAGGAAAGACCATGTCCGCAGCAGCCCAAGCAGCACCAGCAGTGACCATCCCGGAAATCGGCCAGCCCTACGGCGGCGGTTTCTTCTCCGGCATCACCCGCGATCCGGACACCGGCAAACGCTACCTGAACATCACTGCTGGCGCCGAGCATGAACTGGTAGGCGGCCACCGCGCGCGACCGGACACCGAAGCCTGCGCCCGCATCTACTTCGCCATGAACCCGCCAGCGCAGGTGGCTTGAATGACCGAAGCATTGATTAAGCCAGGCCGGCTGTTTCTGCGACTGCTGACAGCACTGCTCTACCTGGCCCTGACGATCGTCATTCTGCGGGGGATTGCTCCGGCAATGATCAGCACTGACTCCACCATGGTGGTAGTTCTCGGGTTTTCGCTGATCGCGTTCTGGCTAATCGGCTCGATCTGCCTTGTCACCCACCTGCTCAACAAGCGCCGCAGCTCAGCGGCAAACACCAAAGAGGAAAAACTATGAAGCGCATCGCCGCTGTCGCAATGCTGTGCCTGCTCGCCATCACGGCCGGCTGTTCCAAGGTGCCCGCCGGTTACACGGGCGTGATCGTGAATCTCATGGGCAGCGAGAAAGGAGTGGCTCCAACCGAGACCAGTGTCGGCTACAAGTGGCTGACCTGGAACGAAGAACTGTTCCTGTTCCCGACGTTCAACCAGAACATCAACATCGGCACCGTCACGTTCCAGGACAAGGACGGCATGAAGATCAGCACCCCCATCGGCATGACCCTGCGCGCCAAGCCTGGTGCTGCCCCCCTGCTGTTCCAAACCTACCGCAAGTCGATGGACGAGATTGTCCAGGTCAACGTCCCGCAGGTGATCCGCACGGCCTTCAACAACACCGCATCGAAGCTGACAGCCGAGGAGATCTACGGCCCGAACAAGGAGCGGTTCCTGAAGGACGTGGAAGCCCGGGTGCGTGACCACTTCGACAGCAAGGGGATCATCGTCGAGAGCCTTTATCTGAACGGTGAGATCGGGTTGCCGGAAAAGGTCGTGGCTGCGCTAAACCTGAAGATCGAGGCCACCCAGAAGACGGCGCAGCGCCAGAACGAAGTGGCCCAGGTGATCGCCGAGGCAGACAAGGCCCGCGAGGAAGCCAAGGGCTTGAAGGACGCGGCCGTGCTGCGCGCCCAAGGCGAGGCGGAGTCGCTGAACATCCGTGGCCAGGCCCTGCGCAATAACCCTGGTGTCGTCGAGCTAAACGCTATCGAAAAGTGGGACGGCAAACTGCCGGTTTATATGACCAGCGGAAGTGCGACCCCATTTATCGGCGTCGGGAAGTAGGTGACTTGAATGGACCGCCAGGCCGTGACCCTTGCCGCAGTAGTTGTTGAGCAGGGCCGGACCTGGCGCCTGTTCCCCGTCGACTTCACCACCGTAGAGGGCACGTTCAGCGTGTACCTCTACGCCCTCAACCGCGAGCACGCCGCGGCCATCCTGCTGGAACTGAAAGAGACGGCTGTCCTACGCGACGGCGACCTGGCGGGCGTGACCCGCAACGACTGATCCCGAGGTGCCCAATGAACCCGCTCACATTCCGCGCGCTTGAAGAAGCGTTTGCCGGCCGGGCCCCTGCGCCTGCGCCAAAGCTGATCCCGCCAGTCCTGGCCAACCCGCCGCTTCCGGAGATCGTGATCACCGGCCCCATCAACAGGGTCATGTTCCTGGAGGGCAAGCGCTACGCCCTGGACGTGGCCCGCGCCGCCGGCGACGACATTCTCAAGCAGTCGGAGGTGGAAAAGTTGATCCGCAACCTCACCACCTACGCCGTGGCCCAGCCTTCCAGCGTGGCCGCCGGCATCATGGAAGTCCTCGACCTGCTGCGGTCTTCACCATGACCGCCCTGCGCCGCAAGACCACAATCCGCGGGCGCCCCATGAAGCCGCTCGATCTCAACGTCATGTGCGACATCTGCAACCACTCGCGCGCCCATGGCAACCACGACAAATGCAGCAAGCAGCGCCAGGCGGCCATGGCCGAGCTGCGCACGCGGGAGAACAGTGATGAATGAAGTGAAGCGTTTTCGTGCATATCACCGGCACGTTGTAGAGACAGAATTCGACGATGCGCAGTACGTTGGCGTCGCCGACTTCGACCGCGTCCTTGCCGAGCGCGAGGCCCTACAGCAGCGCCTGACCAAGACCGATCAGCGGGTTGATGAGCTGGAAGGGTTGTTGCTGGCCTGGTACGAGGCGAACGCCAAAGGCCTGGTCAAGGTGGATGACGCGGCCTACCACATCGTGACGGCTACCGCCGAAGCCCTCAACCCCATCCCGAAGCCCACCTGCTGCGGCGCATGTCCGGCAGGCTGCATTGGAGCGAAGCCATGACTGCCTGCTCGTTATGCCAATACCTCGGCCATACCTGCTTAGAGTGCCACGCAGGTAACACACACGTTACCCGGTTGCAGGCCGAGGTTGAGGATCAGAAGAAACAGGCCGCATACAATCAAGAAGCTGCCCTGCGCTGGCTCGCTGAGCGTGATGCCCTGAAAGCCGAGCTGGACGCGCTGAAAGCCGCCCAACGCCAGGGCGAGCCGGTGGCGTGGCAGACCAGAAGAAAGACAAACAGGGTGGGCTCTAACTGGACGGCATGGACACAGTGCAGCGAAATGGAACGCGCACTGCACTCGCATGAAGCTGGCAAATTTAACCGTTTCGGAATCATGCGCGAGATACGTCCCGTCTACGCCGAGCAGCCCGCGCCGGTAGCTGATGCGCTGCGCAAAAACGCTGAACGGTATCAGTGGCTGCGCGAGCGCGACCTTGAAACCATACTCTGCGGCGGAGTGTTCGCAGGCCAGACGCCGAACAACGTAGTGCTGAATGGCGAAGACCTGGATACCGCCATCGACGCAGCCATGAGCAAGCAGGTGGCGCCATGATCTTCCTCTCCCTCCCCGCCCTGCTGTTCCTGGGCCAGCACATCTACCGAGGGCCGAAGCGATGAGCCCATATTTGATCACTGGACCAGCCCAGATCGGTATCAGCGGTGGTCGAACCAGTGGACACATGGTCTACAAGATCCTCGAAGCCCACGGCGGGACTCTGCCGCCCGATGTGCACCTGTTCTTCCAGAATACCGGCAAGGAGCGCGAGGAAACGCTGGTCTTCATCGATCAGATCGCCAAGCGCTGGAACGTCAGCATCGTGTGGATGGAGTGGTGCCGGGTGTACGGACAGCCGGACGATGCGCCCTGGTACAAGATCGTCGATTTCGAGACGGCAAGCCGCAACGGTGAGCCGTTCACCATGATGCTTGAGTATTACGCTGCGTATCGGAAGGCAGAAAAGAACCTGTTGCCGGTGCTGCCGAACTTCTCGAACAACATGTGCACCGCATACCTGAAGGTGAAGATCGGCGAGAAGCACATGCGCGCCCTGGGCTACACCGAATGGGATTGCGTGGTCGGTATCCGTTATGACGAACCGAAGCGCTACCACCGCATGATGGCGGCGAACGAC